ATATAATATAATACAATAACAATACGGAGACAATACGATGTCATTAGAAGCGTTAAAAGGTAATAGCAACCTTAACAAACTGCTACAACAAGCAAAGACAGAAACTAAGAAAGAGACATATGGAGATGATAGACTTTGGAAGCCTGAAGTTGATAAATCTGGCAATGGATTCTCTGTTATTAGATTTCTTCCAGCACCCGAAGGAGAAGATCTTCCATGGGTTAAACTCTGGAATCATGCCTTTAAGGGCCCAACCGGTCAATGGTATATTGAAAATTCATTAACAACCATTGGTAAAGATGATCCTGTATCTGAGTATAATACTTCCCTTTGGAATTCAGGTATTGAGTCGGATAAGAATATCGCAAGGACACAAAAACGTAAGTTACAATACTACGCTAACATCCTTGTAGTGTCAGATCCTAATCATCCCGAGAACAACGGAAAGGTATTCTTATACAGATTTGGTAAGAAGATCTTTGATAAGGTTATGGAAGCTATGCAACCACAATTTGAAGATGAGAGTCCAATTAATCCATTTGACTTTTGGAAAGGGGCAAACTTTAAGTTGAAGATTCGTAAGGTAGAAGGCTATTGGAACTATGATAAGTCTGAGTTCGATACGGAAAGTGCAATCGAAGGTGATGATGAGCAATTAGAAGCTCTTTGGAAGAAGCAATACTCCTTAGCAGATTTTGTTGCCGACAAGAACTTTAAATCTTATGATGATCTTAAGAAGCGATTAGATACAGTTCTATCTGGTAAGATGAAGATGCAAGAGACTATCGAAGATGATGCTACATCATTTAAACCAGCATTCAAAGCAGCAGGAGCTCCCGAAGCGAAAGCTACCGAGAGTGATGATGCCATGAGTTACTTCGAAAAGTTAGCTAGCTCTTAATACTCGTTTGCAATCAGTGATCTTACTTCCATATCAGGATTTAAGACTGCTGGTTGCATTATATTAGTATCCTGTTTATTAACTGAATTATCATTTAAGATATTAGTTACACCATCTTTCGATTCTATCCTAGAATCATTTCCTTTTATATTCTTTTGAAGATCATCTAATACATTAGCTCCCTGTGGTTCCAGCGCCTTAAGGGCATTTCTCTTAAGAATTTCTTTTCCAATGCCTATCGCCTGTAGATTATAATTTCGGCCATCAATACTAATCATGGAGTCCTCTGTAGCAGGTACTAGTTCCGATAGTACCTCGGGCCCGAATGTTTGTTCAGCTAAGAGAACTAAACCACCATGATCTACCATATTACTTTCCGTTCTATTGAGGCCTCTATCACCCTCTGAGAATTTGCGATCTCCGTATTTATTAAACCCTGTTTGATGTTTGAATGTTTTACCGAATTTAACGTTCGAGCCAGAAGCGTTCGCACCTGTGATGTGCTGCATCATTTTCATCGCATATCTTTTCTTCTTATTATCACCGGATGCATCAGCTTCCCTATACATCTTCTGGTAATGTGTCATTGCTTCATCGTTATCCATTTGGCTTGGAAGCAAATCTAAACCATTATCCAATCTAGATTTCTTGTAGAAGTTAGCAAATGCCTCGCCTTTGGTTTCAGTTATAGGGAGTAGTAATTTATCACTAGCTTCCATATCCTTAATTGCTAACTCTTGGCTAGCTGTACTAACTTTAGATGCTAATACTTTAGCATCTTTCTCTTTCTCATTAATAACTTCATCAATAGCTTCGAAAAAGTAGCCAAACAATACTTCTTCCGCAACAAAAACCGCTACGAGTGCAATCCACCCCAAAGGACCACCTGTTGCAAATAAAGCTTTTAACTTGCTAATATTTTTACCCGCTTTGGCTATTTTAACATACTTCTTCAATTCTGTCGGTGATAACCCCTTTAAGAATTTCTTAATGGCTTGTTTAATCCATCCAGGCTTTTTAAGGGCGGTTGGCTTTGGCTTAGGTCCAGCCGTGGTTGGCTTGGGTTTAGGTCCAGCCGTGGTTGGCTTGGGTTTTAAAATTCCCTTACCGGCGTCGTATAGTTTTTTACCACCGTAACCATACAGTCCCAGCTCTGCAAGGCCTGCCACATCTACTCCACCTAGAGGGTTTCCACCTTGTATGTTACCCTCCCCTGGTCTAACAGGCCCCACAAACGAACCACTACCTCCCATCATGGCAGAGAGCATTTCTTTGTGTCGCCTCTCTGCCGTGCGCTCTTTCTCGTTCTCTTTTTCTTCTAAGGCTGATCCACCAGTAGTGTCAATGGTGGTAGTCTTAAGGTATGTTAGCAGCTTCTCATCATGAGTTTTAAGGCTGCCTTTATCATCCTTCGCTTCCTTAGGAAAAAATGCGAAGGTCTCTTCTCCTGATTCCATGCCAGTATTAGATATACCTTTATAACCCAGCCCCCTAAGATACTCGACAGCTAGCTCGCCACCCTCTCCATAAAACAGATTTTGGCCCCTTTGAGAGTTATGTAATTTACCATCTTCACGCTTGGCATCAATCTTTAATAACTTTTGAAATAATTCAGCTGACTTCTTCGTATGATTCAACCCTTCTATATTCTTATGCTTGCTAGGGTTCAACAAATCTCCGAACCCTTGCTCTATACCTTCAGAGATGCTAGATATATCAAACATCTTAGATTTATCTAAGTTGAAGCCCTTCTTCTCAACATTACCATAATGCGAAGCATATGATTCATTTGAGGCCCACCACTGCAGCCCAGGACTCTCTGCATCCATAGGTACAAAGGACTTACCCGGATTAAAGTTCCTGCCAGATCCCCTATATAAAACTGTGGATAGAGACTCGCTCAATTTTTTAGCTGTCTTTTCTATTTTCTTATCTTCTACACCACATACACAATCTAACATAGGTAAGAGTGCTTGTGTTTTGATTTCTGTTAATCTATAGACTATATCATCAGAATTAGCCTTCATAGGGCCAATGTACTTAAGATGATCAAACATATTATCAAAACCAACCTCTATGCTTTCTTGTAAACCGCTTCCTCCAGCTCCAGCTCCTGCCCTCGAGAAGTAGTCTTTATACTTTTTAGGATTAGGAAAAGCATCTCCTTCACCACCATAATAGTCAGCTAAGGTTTTGAGGTCATCCCGCTTAGCGCTGGTTCTGTCTTTACGCTGGCGATCCATCCCTATGACCTTACCCTTATCGTAATAGCCTAATTGTTTAAGGCTACGAGTTACATGCTTCATATCCCCGTCACCCATTCGCTCGCGAGCCATTAATAACTTATCGTTGGTTATAGCAAGCACCGCTAATTCATCTTTGGCTTTATCCAGCTCTTTACCGGTCTTATTACCACTCTTTATGGATTCTTTAAGGTCTTCAAATTTATCAAGAATATCCAGTTTATCGGTTACCTCTATAATATCCATCACGCGCTGGGCTAGTTTTGCATTTTCCGTAGAAACGTTTTTAAAGATTTGTTTTCCACTCTTATCCTGCTCACCAGTGTTGACCCGATCAACTTTCATCGATTGTCTCTTCAACTCACTAATTGTTCTAACATTCTCTACACCAATTTTATCAATGGCTGCTTCCAAGGTAGAGTTAAAATCCTGCTCCCTCTGTAAATTATTATGACGCTCTGCTTTCATCATGCGCTCACGCATTTTCAATTGCTTAGATGAATCCCCAGCAAGAAATCCATGCAATCTCATCACTTCCGTAGCTACTTGGTTTACGGCAACGTAGTTTTGCTCAGACATGTGCTGCATTCCTGCAAACATAGTGGAGTCTTGTTTTAGCTGTTTATTCTGGTGCCTGAATTGTTCGAAAGCAGCGAGACCTTGAAGCTTCTCAAGGACGTTCTGTTCTTTGATCTCCTCAACTATAGAATTGAGTATGGAGTTTTGCTTTTCGTTTAAGCTTCTGCTAGCTTCTAACGTTCTCGATTGCGATTTAGAATCTTTTAATTTGCGCTTATCCGACTCTTTTAAATTTTCAGAAGTCTTTAACTTCGATTTACCTATTTTTGGCATTATTCTTTTCCTCTAATTCCTCTAAATGAGTCATCAATAATGAGATATATATCTCTCTTTCCCAAGGTAACATGCTTTCAAGTTCGTCCAATGAATACCCGTGGTGCTGCATCATTGAAAAGTTCATCCTGTAGTAGTTCTGCAGGTTGTCATGGGAAAGAGCTAGCCGAAAAAACTCTGGAGACCTCTCAGCTCGATATCACACTCTACTTTTGTCTTGGGGTTTGTTACTTTAATACTATGTTTTAACACGGGGCTCGTGGAGAAGAAGCTCTGTACCTTCTCAAGCATGCTTGTATCCATGCTATCGATAAATTCATCTATTTCTTCTTCTGACATATCAGCCTTATTATAAATTGAATCCTTATCATATACTTGCTCAATGCATTCTCTAATCAGGGCAAAAGCAAACTCTGTACCGGTGGCAGAAGAAAACGTTGAAGTCGCACTGGGATATCCCATCACAACACCTATTTCATCGGTTAGCTTAATAGTTTTATTGTGCTCATCATTGTACTGCACCTTAACATCTTTCAAATCTACTTTAGCCGGGGCATATGTTTCATAGTCATCTGTACATAACACATTCAACTCGCTCACTTCTCCTGTAGATTTAGCTCTTATATTTAATAAAAGATACTCCACATCAAATGATGGCATGGTATCCACCTTAAACTTATTAAACGTGCAATTATCAACCGCTTGTATAGTAGCGTTGATAACATCCTTCTCTTCTCCAGTTTCCATCGCGATCATCAGAAGCTTTTCTTCCTTAACAAGATATGGTCTGTATTTAACCGTCTCTTTTGTTGATGGTAATTCCAATTCATATTCTGGTGTATTTAACTTAGGTAAAGTCATATTATAGTTCTCCGTATTATATAATTACATCCCAATCCTTAAAGGAAAAAGTAACCTTTAATTTTGAGAATTCGCTTGTTGCGCTATGGCTTGCACCTATAGCATCTATTGTTTTAGGGTAGCACTCGTTTATCCGTATTTCCCTTACAACCTCATTGTTTTGATCTAGCTGTCTTACATTCATAGTACCTATGTACGTATGGTAGTAATTAATATCATGGGTATTAATATCATAAATTCTATCTTGCCAAGCCTTGAAGTAATCTACTTCCCTATGATCATCTGTTAATAAGAACGTGATGTCATAATCATCAGCGTATGTCATCCCATCTGGTAGATCATAAGTGGCTTCATACCCGGCTGAGTAGGTTGATGTTTTTATATTACGCCCTAAGAACTGCGCGTCTTCTGCCATTAAAGACAGGTGGAGTGTATCAATATCTGTCCACGATGAATCTATTATAATCTCAAATCTATTAGGTCGGGCAAATTTAGTCGATTTATATTTCGCTAATATATCTGACGCTGTAAATGACGATTTTGCCATTATATCTTACTCCTTGAATCAGCCCAAACTTTACTGCTTGTAGCTTTCTCGAATTTGTGTACCGGTAGCATAGCCGCTAATAGGAAATCATCAGCGTCTATTCTTCTAAAAGGGCTTTTTACATGGGAAGCCAAATACCTCTTTATACAAGGCCTTACCTTTTTCATCTTACTTACTGCTTTCCAATTAATATTCAACTCTGTCTTTTCCGTTAATTTACCTGCACCTGATATGTTAACCATTTCATCTAATAACCTAACCCTAATAGCGTAAGGCAAGTAGTGAAAGTTAATACCAAGAAATCCATCTTTGTATTTCTCAATAGGAATAACCAGGGGGAACTTATCATAGTAGGGAAGAGTCTTCTTATGCTTAGGATCGTAAAAGAAGAAGTTCATTCTACCCCAATTTGGTGCACCTGATATTTTACCATCTTTTACTAGTTCCTTCTGGGAAGGGCTCCCTAATTCCTTAATCCTATTACGGTACCATTTGAAAGGCTCGTTCCCCTTCTTAATGTCATCTATTTGATCGAATATACTTTTAGGCATACTATTATTTATAGAGATGCTTCTCTGTTAATATATCGAACTCGTAATTCCGATCTTCACAAAACTTCTCGGCCGCTATCCATTTAGCCTCATTAATGGTCCAAGTCTTTACGGCATTCACGTATGATTTAGTCTTCCTCTTGGGAACCTTGGGTTTAGAGCATTGAGCGTGAGGCTTTACCTCGATTATCTTTTCCCGTACCCTACCATTCCTATCAATCATCTTAATGTAGAAATCAGGGAAGTATCTATGAACCCTGCCATCTAAAGGGCTTACATATGGTATAATAACTTCTTCCGAGCTCCACTTTAATATGGCATCGGTTCTATCACAATACAGCATGAACTTGCGCTCCCACATTGATCGGTATATAATACCAGAAGGGTTACCATTATACTTCTTAGGGTTTTTAGGTAAATACTTCCCCTTATACGTTTTGTATGACATATAAATATTTATAATATCATACAAGGTGTAAAAATGGCGAGTAAATTCAACGCTGAGAAATTCGGTGCAGATGCGCACAAAAAGATGAAAAATTCCTTCGCTAAAGGGGGAGCTAGTAATAAGCTACTTAAGGGGGGAGCAATTGCAGCAGGCCTGCATATAGTTGCAGAAGCTGGATACGAAGCATATTTAACAAATGTAGGATCAACCACTTCAACTAAATTTGGTACACCTAGTTTCCTCTCATACCCGCAAGATGTAGATAAAGATCATTACGTATGTTTTTATATTAACGAGCACGAAAAAGCTTCCGTAAGGTATAAAGAAAACGAAACATTCGTAGAAGATACGAGTGCACAGGCAATATCACAAAATCCTATCGGGCGTGCAGCTGCAGCTAATCAACCACAGAAGAAAAGACCTTTAGGTTCTTCCAATCTTACTAGCGGTAATATTTCGATCGATAGGTTACCAACTAAAAGGCTTTCAACAGCTATTATGTTATACATGCCCTCTTCGGTTGATAACAACCTTTCGAATGTATACAATGATAAGGAGTTTGGATATCTAGCGAGGGGGCAATTCGCCAAGGCTACCGGTGCAGGTATTATGAATCTTTCTGAAACCGCTGGTGCTGGTATATCTGAAAGAATGGATGTCAATTTAATTCAACATGGATTCTTTAAATCAGATCGTATTGAAACACAATATAAAAATATTGATAAGAGAACCTTTAGTTATAACTTTAAATTCATGCCTCGCAGTGCTGAAGAAGTTCAAACTATAAAACATATTATAGGCAGGTTTAGATTTCACTCTAGTCCATCTAGATTTGAAGGTGATACAGCTGTTAGGGAAGTACTACAAATAGTACCTGATACATTTGATATAGAATATAAAGCTCATAACGGGAAAGAGAATACATTTATGAATAAAGTATCTACTTGTGTTTTAACAGCTGTTAACGTTAAATACGGTAATGGTGATAAAACACAGTTCCTCAGCTCTGATGGTAATGATTTCGCGCCAACCACGGTTGAACTATCACTTTCATTTAAAGAGCTGGATACAATGTCAAAAGAAAGAATTGCCGAGGGTTATTAATGAGCTACTTTAATAAATTTCCAAAAGTATCATACGATGTAAAGGGAGATGGAAACCTTCATTACATGACTAACATCACTAAGAATATTAGATTGGTAACTGATAAGTATAAGCAAATTTCAGGGTTTGATGTGTATGATGTAGTAGATGGAGATACTCCTGAGATGTTAGCTCATAAGTTTTATGATAGCACTACCTTACATTGGATTATACTAATCACAAATAATATTATTAATGTACAGGAAGATTGGCCTATACATGTAAGAGATTTTCAAGATATCATAGAGGATAAGTATGATGATATCGATGGTATCCACCATTATGAAATAGCACAGGAATCAGGTGATGATAGTGTAATTATTAACGTCCCTGTTGAATCTTTATCTGAATACCCAGCTGCAACCCCCATAACAAACACCGATCATGAAATTGCCGTTGAGTTATCCAAGAGGCGTATTAGGATCCTTAAACCTCAATTCCTCTCTCAATTTATAGAAGAATTTAACGCTTTATGAGTACCTTGCAGTATGCTGGCGAGTTTGAACTGGTCAAGGCCAAGCTTCTAACAACAAAAGGTATAGAGCATGATTTATCATTAATAACCCTCGCCGTTGAAATATATGAAGATATATTTTCGAGTGCAATCACCGGTACCATACTATTAACCGATACTAGTGATATCATTAATTCAGCTCCCATAGTAGGCCACGAAACACTTTTATTAACATTAAGGACACCATACGAGACAGCATCCGATAAAACTACAATTAAATTAGAAGTTGCTATATTTAAAATCAATGCCGCTACTCAAATGACTCACACGGCAGATGTAATCTCCTTAAGCTTTATCTCTCATGAAGCTGTAAGGAATGGTCAGATAAGGGTGTCTAAATCTTATAAAGGAGAGCCATCTGTATTTGTTGAAGATATTATTAGGAATAAGCTTAATAGCAAAAAGAAGCTAGAGGTAGAAGTATCTGATAATAATTTTACGTATATTGCGCCAAACAAGAGGCCCTTTGATGCAATCAGCGCTATAAGTAAGAGATGTGTAGGTATAGGACCTTCCTACCTCTTTTATGAGACCACCAAAGGTTATATGTTTAAATCAATCGAGAAGATGTTTAACAAGGCTCCTGAAACTGTTTACACTAATGATATTGTAGATGAGGGGGCTGATGTATTTAAAGCTTTACATACCATTACAGAAATGGATACCATTTCAAGCTTCGATACTTTAATTAACCAACGCAAAGGGCTATACAGCTCAAACTTAACTACCATTAACACCTATAATAAATCATTTACTAATAATGAATATGATTATCTAGATCAAATAGATTCCATTAAATTAAACGAGTACCCCTTAGTATCTGAAACTGTTAATAATGAAGGCAAGACCGTTACCGAGTACCCCTCTGCCGTGATCCATGTAGAGAGTGTGGATGATGTGGATGATAGCGACGCGTCCTACACAATTAATAGTAGAACACCTTATAACACTCAAGGCGGGTCTAACTGGTTACAAAGAAGGCAATCTAAGATAGCTCAAATACAATCTGGCATTAAACTTTCGTTAACAATACCTGGACAAACGTCAATTGAAGCAGGAGATGTTATTGCGTTAGATTTAGTTGGTAATGATAGTATCAATGGTAAGTACATTGTAGTATCATTAAAGCATACCTTTCAGATTCAATCACGTAAGCATGAATGCTTGTTAGAGGTAGTAAAGGATTCTGTTAAGACTGAGATTAGTTCTTCATTAGTACCTTATTCTAATTCTGGTACTTCTAAAACTATTCTTTTCTAGTAAGTCTTTATTAAGTGTTTCTAGTAAGTCTTTATTAAGTGTTTCTAGTAAGTCTTTATTAAGTGTTAATAGAATCAGATAACCTTAAGCAGAATACATAAGTATTTATCTAG